CCTCGTCTCACAGGAGCTTTCTACCCAGACCCTTAACTCCATCGTCGCGGGTTTCTCTTTCGCCGCTGCGATGTCCGTCCAGGACTTCGTTCGCTGGTCGATCACCCAGGTGGTCAAGGTCCCCCGCAACGGCGGCAAGGCTTACGCCATGACCGCCTTCCTCACCACCCTCCTCTCCGTCGTGGTGTACCTCATCGTCACTACCATCAACGGCCGTGTCTCCAAGCCCGCCCAGCCGGTCTACGCCATCACCCGCTAAGCGGCACGTCTCTTACCCATAGATAAGATCAGGAGAACTCCCGTGAAAACTATGAGTGTGATGTAAATCCATTCAATCTTGAATTCGTAAAGATTCTTTTCGACAGTAGTCGTATCGGGAATGTTTACGACCTCTTTTCCTTCTTCCTCGACCGGTGGCATGGATGTCAGATTCTCTAGTTTGTCAGTCGAACAGGTGATTTCGAATTTAAGCACGTGATTCTGGTTCCTGAAATCGTAAGGAATCAAACGGCCTTGACTCATATAGAAAAACTCGATGCGAAGTTCCTTCACGGATTTAAGAGCACCGGAATGGAATTCGTGGGTCAATTTATCGTCGTTACCATTCACGTTCACAAAGTCGGTTCCGTCCAGAAGGATATGGCCGGTATAATACGGTTCTGACACGTACACACTCTGATTCATCTTTTCAGACCCAGACGAGATGCGTAGCACTAGGGAATTGGGACCCGTAAAATTAGCCGCACCGAATTGATTACCAGGCATTACAATATCTATGGGTGGCAGGCCCAGTATTTCGTGTATGTTTGTATTTTCCGATTGTCCACCACCGTTTCCAGATGCGAATAAAAAATTGATTTCCCCACCGACGGGAGTTCCCATACCAAAACTATTCTTTGACGGGATATATTGAATATTGAAATCCGAATTGAATAACGCCGCTAGCTCCGTACCCGTGTAATTTCCAGGGGGAAGTGTTACTCCGTATGTAGTTCCACCTTGTGAATAACTGAAACTTTGATTCGACTCGTTTATCAATAGTTGCGGACAAGGTACACGTCCACTGACTAATTTGATCTGCGACACGTCGTAAATAGCATCGTCCAGAGTCACGGTGTAATCATTCGGATTCGCATGGAGAGTCGGGTCCCTCTGACTACTGTCGATCGTAAAGTTATGAACCTTCATTAAAATACAGGTATAATATTTTAATGAGTGTTTTCTTTTATTCTTAAACCTATTTTCACTGGTAGAATCGGTGCGCGAGTGGGTTGTTTTCCAACTGTTTCTTGACCAGACCGAGGTTGTTGACGTGAGGATTGCCCTGGCCCTTGTAGGCGTTGAAATTGTGGTAGGGCTTCTGTTGGTAATTCTGCATCCATCCACCGTTGGCAGCCGCGAGGCGCCCGTCGATTCGGCTCGTGTCGCTTCGAACCGCGGTCACGGCGCCACCTTGTTTGAGCGCCGACTCTCTCACATTCATACGCCCGGCGTTGCCCATACGGTTCGCCTTTCCACGCTTGTCCTCCGGGCGGAATCCGTACTTCATCAACTGCTCGTTGTTCTTCGCGTTCATCTGAGCCGCCACGGTGTTCGTGTAGCCACCCTTGAAATTCGAAATACCCGGCGCCGGTTGGTTGTTGTACATCAAATGCATACCGTTGTTATCGCTCTTGAATCGGGTGGGGTCCTGCGCGGAGGTGAGGCTGGAGATGACGCGCTTCGCGGGATTGAATTCGAGACCGTCCCGCCTGTGCCCAGTCTGCGAACGATTCGTAGTTCGCTTGGTCCGTTCGTGTTCGGTGCGGGGGACGACGCCGGTCATGCCCTGAGCCCTTCCGGGCACGGTGGGAAGACGCGAGGGAAGATGTGTGGTTGTCGCGGGTTTGTTATGGGTGAGCTGACCAACCACCGCGGCCCTGCCACCGCTATGATCAGCCGCGGGTCCGGTCCTGCCTGGGAGAGTCGTCAGCTTGTATTCGCCGACATTCACCGGGTTGACTCGAATCATCTGCTGAAAACCTCCGGCCGCTGGGACGTTGGCACCGAGCCCGAGACCGGGGCCGACCAACTCCTTCTCTATGGGGGACAGGTTATTCATTCGGCCGTGGTCGTACATTCGGTTCCTCATATCACCCATCTCCTGACCACTGCTTCGTGCACCGGGCGCGATGTCGCCAAAGTTTGCCATTTCGCGCTTGTGTTCAATTCGCACGGGGGGCTCGAAATTGTCTTCCTCCACGATGGCGGGCTGCTTCATAAATAACGGTTCGGTAGTAACTTCAGGAGGTTTCGTTTTCGAGCTCAAGTTACGACCCGCGTAGACGAGTCCGGCAACCGCCATCAGAGAGATGGGATCGGCCATTCTTATTACTTATTAACATTTATTTTTTACTAAAATACCTTTGGCTGAAAAGGTTGTTCTGGAGGTCAGAGCGAGTGGAAGAGGGTTCGTACGACATAGACCTAACAGGGAGCTTGCACTCCATGTTGTTGAGGGGGAAGTATCCGCGATCATACGTCTCCACTATATGCTTGTTAAAGCGAGACGTGCTCTGAGGACGAAGCTGGTCACTGACGTCTATGTGCTGCGCTGGGGCTCCTTTTCCAGCCTTGAACGGCGCGGTTCCGTACAGCATCGTGTTAGGTCGGCACGAACCGCAGTTGAGTTCACTTGGTTGGGGGTACACAAAAACCTCGTCAGTAGCCTTGACCGGGGGGAGGGCGCCGCTGTTCTGAACGATGGAGAGTCCGGGTTGGAGTTGGTACGCCATTTATTATAACATAAGATAATTATCGCCTATCACCGTCGCTAGCGAGCCCTGAGAAAGATTCGAGCTGAGCACCTCGGGCGTTGGGATTGCAGAATTTCGAGTTACTCTTGCACATCGGACCATTCTTGGGGCCGTACAACCACTCCGCGAATTGAGTTTGCCCTCCTGGAATATTACTCACGGGCATCGTGACGAACTGCCTCTCCATCGCGTTGCGAAGGTACTTCGGCATCGCAGTCCTCGAGCGCCCACTGTCGTATGGGATTCGGTCCGACGTGTAGCGCTGCACGTGGGGCTTCACGGAGGGATAATAGCACGCCTCCAACCTGTTGGGGGCGGTGCTGTAGTCGCTGATGAGGACGTTACCCATGGGGTTGTCCATAGTGGGCTTCTGGCAGCTGGGACGCCCAGCCTGCCCCGGCGCGGGGGTGGGTATGAACGTCTCGCGAACCATCTTCGCCTTGTGGAGGACGTAAATGACACCGATGAGAGTCCCACCGAGAATAAACACTCGGGGGTCGCGCCTGATTAAATAGAGCAAGGATGCGGCGTAAATAATAAATCGAGAGGCTGAGTTGATCCTGTCCTCTGGGCTCTGGCTAGAATTGGGCCAGAATTGTAAAAAGTTTTTTTCACTGACGAGTTGGCCAGGGTCGTCAAACCAAACCTTCATTTAGTATACTGTTAGGTTATTTTCCGAGACCACCGAGCATACTACCCATCATCTTCATGAGAGCGTCCTCGTTTAGCTCGCCACCTTCATCCTGTAGTTTGGAAGCGACGGTCTGTGCGAGTGCCTCGATCTGCGCCATCTGCTCCGGCGGCATCGAGGTGATGGTGGTGCCGAGCATGTACAGCGTCTGGAGATACTGCCACGTCGCATCCTTCGTGTTCGAAGACATCCGCATCCAATAAGAGCTGAGGTCAAGTTCCTTCAAGAAGTCAATTTTCTTGCACTCCTCGAGTAGGAACGTTTCGTCCTTGGACGAGATCTGCGTGGCGTATGGCGAGACACCGTTCATGAACCCGTCCACTACTAGACGCGGGTTAGACGCTTTCAGTACATCGAAGCTCGTCAACATTTTCTTGATACCCTTTTCTTCTGGGAATGTCCTGTGTAGTTCCACAAGAAATTGGCTCATCATATCGTTAAAGGCGGTAACGCTCGCCATTGTATATTTTAATAAATCGTAATCTTTAAGTTAGAAAGGTTCAGTTGAAATGGTCTCGCGCTTACC